AAGGGAACAAAATATGAGATTGTAGGCAATAGCATTTCAAAAAAATAAAGAATTCTTAGAAAAAAAGAAAAAGGCATCACTAGATGCCTCAGCTACGTCAGCAAAGTCGGTTTAATATGAATATGATATGAAATACTATTTATCTTATGTATAATAATATGTATAATAATATGTATAAGATATATATAAGAATATATGACAAAAACTAAAAAATTAAAATTTTTAAAAGGTATGAAAAAATATACCACCTTAAAACGTTCAAAATCAACCACCTTTATTATTCCGCCGAACGACAAATACATAAAAGCCGAAATTGATACGGCCGCCATAAAACATAATCTGAATTATTTAAGAAAATCGGCCAAAACCGACATTATGCCGGTATTAAAAGCGAATGCGTATGGACATGGCATAGCTGAGATGGCGAGAATAATGAGAAAAAATGACGTGAAATATATTGGCGTTGCCACTTTGGGTGAAGCAATTTTATTAAGAGAAAGTGGCGATAAGGGACGTATTCTGGCGTGGTTATATGATATTGATCATCCCGAATTTAAAGATGCGTTAAATCTCGATGTAGATATTGCCATATGCGATGAAACCATTATACCCCAATTTATAAAAATGATACCGCCTGGAAAAAAAATAAAAGTCACCATTTTTGTAGACACGGGCATTAATCGAGCAGGCATTACATATGAGAATGCTTTTCAAGCGTTTTTAGATGTTGCCAAATGCGATAAAATTGAATTGGTTGGTATGATGTCGCATTTAGTTAGTTCGCAAATAAAAAATAGTTCTATTGTGAATGAACAATTGCGGAAATTTAGAGCATTGCGTGCGAAATTAGCCGATGTAAATATTAAACCGCCACTCGTGCATATTGCGAATACCTATGCCTGTTTAAATTATGATGTGTCGGATTTTACCTTATCACGGGCTGGTGGTGGTATTTATGGTATGCCTTCCGTGAAATATGATAAAAATTTTAAATTGGCTATGACGATCAAATCCAATATCATTCAATTAAAAGATATAGAAAAAGGGCGAGGTATCGGTTATGATTGGAAATATAAGACACACAAAAAAATGAGGGTGGCGGTTGTACCGATTGGTTATGCGGATCTTATTCCGCATTCGGCTTCATTAAAATTATATGTCTATATAAACGGTACGCGGCGGAAAGTTCTCGGTGTAATTAGCATGGACCAAATTATTGTAGAAGCAAAGAAAAATGATAAACTGAATGATACGGTTTATATTTTCGGTAATGGGCAAAATTGTCCTCAAACTATTTATGATATTGCCAATATTGGTAATTCGACGGCTTATGAAGTTGCGTGTCGGGTGGGTTATCGGGTAAATTGGTCCTATTTATAAATCGTTGGTTTGCGTTTACATATGCCGGCTCCGCCTTCTAAGCCGATAGGTGCGTGGAGAAATATGTACTTCGCGATCGATTACATAATCATCATCTTCTTCTTCATTATACTCTTCTTCATTATACTCTTCTTCATCATACTCTTCTTCATTATACTCTTTTTCATTATACTCTTTTTCATTATACTCTTTTTCATTATACTCTTTTTCATTATACTCTTTTTCATTATATTCTTCCTCATGGCGTCTCTTTCTATAGGTGTTATTGTAGTTATCCTTACAATCACACCAAATTATACTCATAATCATTCGAAATTCGTCTACAATGCCGATTAATATCAAGCCGTTGAATGTCATTGACAGAATCGTTATAATGTCAATTGACAGCATATACTGCATTGCATACACTAAAATAAAATACATGATATTATATTTTACTATAAAATGACAAATCGCTATTGTCATAATCAAATAGAAGACGTAAAACAATTTTATACTTTTTGATTTTGTATTAATGTCCAACATATACCGCAAATATTTATTGAACGGTTGTTTCTTGCAACATGTTTTTTCTTTATTTGTAATAATATTAATATTTCGGCGTTTATTCGACGAAGACGACGTTGGTGTTAACATTTTACTTGGCATTTTCTTGTGTAAGATATATTTTCTGTTTCTTTTTCAATCAATTTTTTTATATATTATTTTTTTTATATATTTATATATTTTTTATATATTACTTTTTTATATATTACTTTTTTGTAATAGTGCCAATATTTTCGTTTGATTATTCAAAATCTCTCTTAACATTTCTTTTACAGAGAGTTCAGAATCATTATATTCTTCTTTATTTGGCGTTTGTAAAGTGGATATGGCGTTGGTGGCAGCGATCGGTTTCAAAAATTTCATAAAATCGTGGTCTGAATTAGCATCTGAAATAACATCTGCAAAATTTACTTTTTTAATAATCACTTCGTTTTTTTTTAAATTTATAGTTTCGCCAATTTTTAATTGAATCGTCGAATTCGAAGTCGAAGTCGAAGTTGACGCAGAGGCCAATGACGCAGAGGCCAATGACGCAGAAGAGGCCTCCGCCGTACCTTCATTTTTTAACCATTTGGTGGCGGCATTTTTATCTTGTGTTTCCAGTACCATATTTAATTGTTGTTCGCGCCATGCGATTTTTTCCGCCAACATTTTATCCATTTCGGCGCCAATCGGGGTATCCAATTTATCGGCAAATTCAACTTTCTCGGGGACTGGATTATTGATGAGTTTTTCAAACTCATTTTGTTTGCTTTGTAATTCTTTTTGAAAGAGAGATTGACGTTGCTCGGTCAATTCGGTCGCCTTATAAATTGGCGGCGGCGTTTGCGGCTCTGTTCTATGTTTATTTATCAATTCTATCATTTCGGTAATAACTCTTTTATTTAAATTTATGATTTGATCGTTTGGGGTGATTTGTTGTCCAATGAAATTAATTTTGTTATCAAATTCGCTTTTTATTAACCCCGATTTTGTATCGGGTATATCGCGAAAAAAACCATTTTCGATCAATAATGTCCAAATAATACCTTTATTTTGATTGGAAATGAATTTATTTATAAGAATACTTGCGTTTGTATCTTTATTTTTTTTATACATCATAATATAAAGATAATTAAATATTTATATTATTATTATTATTAGAGTTTATTATGTATACATTTAATCATCATAGACATTTAATCATCATAGACATTAAAATATTTATCTCGTAATTCTTCCATGGCCGCATCTGTGATTTTCGTGGTTTTAAAAAATTTATAAGTATGTCGATCCGTTAATAAAGTAATCAGCATATAAAGCGAATACATACCACATTCCGTATTACCTTCTTGATGAGCCAGCGTATTTGAATCTAATTTTAATTCAACGCCTTGATTTTTCGCTTGGGCGATGATGCGGCTCGTAAAGGCCTCCACTTCTTTGGGCATGGGTGTGCCATTACTATCAAAAAAGAAGACAAACTTTTTTTTTAAATTTATAAATAAGGAGATCCAATGAGCGCCGCCTTTTGTATGCGGATCGGTATTAAAAATAATACCAATCTTCGTGACATTTTTTTTCATAAAATCCGCAATTTGGAAGTTACATAAATCTTCCCAGACACAAGTTTTATCATACGTACGCGTATCAAAATCAATCGGGGTTGGCCCAATAAACCGGAAACAAGGATAAACATGCTCATATTGCTTCATGACCTTTTCGATATCTAAACTATTTAACCACGTCGTATGATTTTCTTTCCATTTGAGCGGCGATTTGGGAGCAAAAGTATAATCTGTTAATTCATTATCTAAATTATTTTCCATAAATTTTTGCTTGATCCAACACGCTTCCGAATCACACGCGGAGGCCATTTTTTGTTTTAAATTCGTCCATATTTCTTTGGGATCATCGCTATTAATCGGCATATCGGCATGACGCGTGTTCCATAAATTACGCATTTTAATCAAATCTTTTTCGGCATAACACGTAAAATTATTTATTTTATTTTTATTTACTTTTGGCGCACATTGTTTCTTTTTAAAATCGCCGCCGCCACTGCGTGGGCTACTACGGCTACTGCGGCTACTGCGTGGGCTGCGACCACCGCCTTTCAATTTTCGTGTGTATTTTTTTTTCCGACTTAATTTTTTAACGCGCGTTTTTCGGCCCATTCTTTCGTACTATTATTTATTGAGATAATTTATATATGAAATAATTATATTTCATCTTTTTTTTCTTTCTTCTGTTTATGTTTTACCCCTTTTGTTCTAAATTCGGGGGCTTTTAAATCATATTCCATTTTAATTGGAATAACCCGAACATCGTTTGCTGAATTATCGTGTACATTAATAATATAATTATCTAAATTTGCAACATGTACCGTTTTACGCATCATATATTCATCGGCCTTATCAAATGATATATTGTCATTGCTTATATTGCCATTGCTTATATTGCCATTGCTTAAATCGACATCGCCTTCGTCCTCGCCTATATCTACATCCGTCATGTAAGGATCAATCATTACACATGTATTTTCGCCCATATTTGCATCCTTATCCGCATATTGCGTTTGGATGAGATCCTTGGTATCAATCATTTTAAAATAATTAATGGCCGTCAAGACAAAAGTAGAGTGAATTTCCTTAAGTTCGCTTATACATTCTATTTCTTCGCCTTTTAAAATCGTTTTAAAGAGAGATATAATACGTTTACGATAAAATTTAATATCGGGACTATGATTCTCTTTCAAGCTTGTTAATTGTCTTTTTTTTAATAAATTTAAATAAGCAGGATTCGAAAAAAGGGCTAAGGTGGCTCTATCAGTTTCGGTATTCTCCATTACACTATCATTTATAAAAAAATAATAGTGTAAGCGTATTCTTTCTTCTTCTTTTTATTATTATATTATTATTATATACTTTATTATTCTAAGAGGTCTCTTTTAATTGGTAGCGGGTACAATTATCAAATAAATTCGCGCCGCCGCCGGTAAAACAGGGATTAAAATTTTCAAAAGCCGCTTTCTCAAATAAATAGGGAAACGATTCTTCGGCATTATTTTGAGTAGAAAGTGTAGTCGGTATATTCACTTGATACATATCACTCGTCGTGGCCGGGATAAAAGTAGATTGTCCACAACCGCGTTGAAGTGCATAAAATTGATTTCTTAATTTGGATTCATTATTAATATTGGCGGCAAATCCACTCCAAGGTGCCGTGGCACTACCAGGGTTAAAGGTTGCATATGGATCATATGTGGGTAGATTATTTATAGGTTCAGTGGGATGGGCTCGGCGATCAAGTATCGGGAGCATGGCATATTTGGTCGAGATGGCTCTTATGCCAAATTGCGGCTGCAGATTCGCCGAAGGAATATTTCGTTGGGAGAGACGGTTATTTAATTCTTCTGTGCGGAAATTTCCATTAGATAGTTTATTTTGTATTTGCGTCGATTGATTTTGCGTCGATTGATTTTGGGTCGATTGATTTTGCGTCGATTGATTTTGTTGATTTTGCATATCGGTATATATTTACCCTTTATAATTTTATATTTTTTTTATAAAGTATAAAACAGGTTAATTAAAAAACAACCGTTAAATAAAAAACAACCGTTAATTAAAAAACCGTTTAATCGATCGGGTTTTTTTATTTTTTGTGGAGCGTTGTTTACGGGTATGGCCGCCGGCATGATCCCGCTTGAAAAAATCTTCTAAATAACTTTTTAATTTTTTACTCTCAATTTTATCCGTTTCTTCTTCTTCTTTGCTTTTGGATACGACCTTATATTTATATTTCGACATGTATGCGACAATATTATTTACAAACATTTCTCTCGAAACGGCGGCTTTTTTATTTTTATTTACAACTAAATTATAATACCGATTGGCCATAATATCATACGGCATAGAATAATGATATGGTTTTATATTAAAATAAAAGACACACGGACGTTTCATTAAAGGATGATATAAATCATCAATAAAACAAAATTCCGTCGTGGGTGGCAGTTGTGTGCAACTTAATAAATCCTTTAAACTTTTATCGTGTGTTGTGCGTTTTTCTTCGATGATTTTATTTCCAATTTTATAGGCGCCAATAATTTGGTCAAAGACACTATACCCTAATTTATAATCAAAATAATCCGTAATCATTTTGACCCACGTTTTCGGGCCTTGGTTATTCGTGAAGATTATAATTTTCTGGCAGACCTTGGTTTTCTTTTTACGGTGAAGGTAATCCAGAATTTTTAATATATCCGGCCGACAAAATTCCGGAAAGACATTTAACATGGCGACAAACGTCGAATTGGATAATTTAGAGCCGTAAAAATTTTCCAACGCATCCCAAAAAATACCGAGCTCGTTAAAACAACCCAACGTTTCATCTAAATCAAACACAACCACTTTATTTGTTTTGTTTGTCATAATACTCACTTGTGTATTTATATAGAACAATATATTTTTGAAATAAAATAATACAAGCAGCGTGAGAAAAATTAACACGGTTTTATATTTATACTTGTGTAAAAAGTTATTCAGCATATATATATAATTTATATATTCATATATTAGATATGCCTTTGGCGAATACTATGCCTTTGGCGAATACTATGCCTTTGGCGATGACCAAAAAAGATTACACGGCCATTTTAAAGTATTACAAAATTGCATATGCAGGGTTGTCACTGCGTGACATGAAAAAAACCGCCGAAGACATTTTAGCCAAAAAATTATGTCGATGTATTAAAAAAGTCGGCAATAAAACGACAATAAAAAAGCAAAAAGCGATTGCCATTTGTGTGACGAATGTGCTTAAACGTAAACATTTAAAAACCTTTAAATTTAAATGTAATAAAGGGTATCGGCTTTTAGCGAAAAAAGGCACTCGTATAATGAAAACACGGTTAAATTTGGGTTTATAGTATTTTTATTATATATAATAAATGAAAAGAAAAGTGAATTTTTGCGGAAAAAATACGATGCCAATAAAAATCATTTTCGGTTTAATTATTGCGATAGGTATTTATGCTTTTTTTAAACGGCCGAGGGTGGTGGAGGGATTAATATCACAAACATTTTATCAAGATGTTTTAAATGTAAAAGATATTTTAGATCAAAGTACGATGGTTGATGGGGTGAATAGTGATAATGTTGAAAATAAAATTATTGCATTAAGAAATTATTATAATGTTTTTTCAAATAAAAAAAGTAAATTCATGTATGGTATTAATAGATATTTGTCTGATACCACCATCTCCAATTCTGACAAAATAAATAAGATTACTACGTTTGCTAATGATATTATGTATAACCCAATAACACCTCCTCCTTCAGGTGGAAATGCATCAACAATTTCGACATCTAATAATCCATCTGAATCTAAACCTAAACCTGCACCTGCAACTGCACCTGCAACTGCTACTGAACCTAAACCTGCGCCTGCACCTGCACCTGCACCTGCAACTGATTCTAAACCTGCATCTTTTTAACCTTTTAGCTTTTAGCTTTGTCGAAAAAACTACCCATATAATAAAAATCAAAACCCAGGCAAATTTGGGTTTATAATATTTTTATTATATATATGAATTTTAGCGTAAAAAAATCTATGCTCATAAAAATCATTTTTGGGT